TAATAGTTACACTAATCTGCAACTAGTATAACACAATTTTATAGTTTGTCAATATTAAATACGGTAAATCTAAATGACGCATCGGCAGTAATGACTGCATTGGCATCATCGGTTGTTGACATCATTATAGATGATAGAGTTGTTGGGAAGCAATCAAGAAACTTAATTCGGTAAGTTGGATTGTTCTTTGAGTTAAGCAAAGTCAAAGATGCATCTGAGTATTGAGGACTTGCGGTATTCACTGCATTTGGTGAAAGCTGTCCTAGATTTTTATACTCATCAAATTTTGTAGGGAATGTCAATGCACGAATCCAATCGTGAATTTCAAACCAAGAAATCAAATCTTCATCTACCAAGAAAGTTACATTGAGTACATCATATACAATTTTCTCTCCAGGTCTAAAGATATCAACGAATGGTGTTGATTGTGGAATTTCTGATAAAGACACTCCAGGCAAATTCACTGACTGGCAGAAATATTGCATTGCTGGTGCTCTAAGAAAAGTCAATAGAAACTTATTCGATTGAAAGAAGTTTGTATTATCGGGAGTTCTGTTAAGTGCTGTCATATGTTTATTTATAAGCAAAAAAAGAGGGACCGAAGTCCCTCTTTCAAATACCACTCTTGAAGGTGGCTTATTAATTACATCAAGTTCGTTACTTTGAATGAACGATAGTAATTGTTGCTTTGTGCTGTCAATGCACCATAGCTTTGAGTGGTACCGTTTGCGAATGGGTTTGCAACCAATCCGTAACGAGTTTTGAAACCAATCTTTGGTTGGAATGTTGAAGTATCAACAGCACGAACCATTTGCAATGGAACATATGGGCAGTAGAAAATACCAGCATCATATGCATTTGTACCTTTGTAACCAACAACAGCGAATTCAGAAGAACCAGTTGCTGTGAAATACGGATCGATGTACACTTTGATACGACCGAACATAGTACCTGCAAAAGTATTACCTGTATCGTCAACTGTCAAGTTAACTTGAGAGTTCAATGCAGAGTTGTAATCAAGAACACCAGCCATAGCCAATGCAGATGCTACATCTGAAGAAACGATAAGGATGTTACCTTTACCACGGCGAGTTGTTTTAGCAATCGCATTAGCTTCTCTTTCGATTTGGAAAGTCAAACCTTTGATTTTTTCAACCATCCAACGACCGTTTGAGTCGGTGTCTAAGTCGAAAGTACCAGTGGTAGTTGTACCAACTTGTGCACCGATTTTAGAAACACCGTAGATTGTACGGATAACTTCACGGTTAATTTCAGCAAGAATTTCAGCGGAAAGAATATTTGACAATTCTGTTTCAGCGTCAAGACCATGAACTGCTTTCAAGTCTTGTGCAAGTTCCATTGTGTATTCTGCTTTCAAAGCACGAGTAAGTGCAGTAACAGTAACTTTCTCAATTGCGAAAGCCATTTCTTTCATTGCATCAGATGAACCAAGTGATTCAGCTTGTGCTGTTGTCAAACCACTACCAACTGCCGCATTTTGTACGAAAGTGTTAGTTGTGTTTGCAGTACCAGCAACACCAAGCGTTACTTGTGTGTCATTTGGATAATCACCAGAGTGAGTAGTGTTAGCTTCGTTGAAGAATGCTTCATCGTTTGTGTTAGCTTGACCAGTATAGCGTGAACGCATTGCGAAAATCAAACCTGTTGGGCCTGTCATTGGTTGAACACCGCAGATATCATAGGCGATAAGGTTAGGTAATGAACGGCGAACTAGGCTGATAAGAATTGGGTCGAAACCTGCAACTGGACCACCTGCGTTTGCACCACCACCGAAACCACCTGAACCAGCGGCATTAGAGTGAGTAGCTTCACGAAGAATGTTATTTTCTTCGTAGAATGCTTTTTCTTGATTCTCAAGGATAACCGCTGTAACCGCTTTACGATACGGGTCTTTGATTGGGGCTAGTTCTGGATGGTCAAGAACTGGCGACCATTTTTTGGAAATTTCTTCTGAGAGAAACATATTTTTGCTCCTTAGTTTATTTTGGTAAAGTTTTTGAAATTGCACTTGCGTAAGCGGCCATACGAGCGTCTTTGATGACAGGTTTTTCTGAACCATCTTCGACTTGCTCATGCATTTGCGATGCATTGGCTTTCTTCATTCCTGAAGGGAAGTAATTTTCACGAATAGTCTCAAGTTTTTCTTGGTATTCTTCCTCTGTGGAGAATTCTACGCTCTCTGCAAGCGATTTGATTTTTTCAACTTGAGTAGATGTTAGTCCTTCACACACTGTGCGAACAACTTCAATCTTTTTAGCTTCGGTCAATTGCTTCTTGTATTCGATACCACGCTGAATTTCTTCGTTCAACTTGTCTTCAAGGCTTTCAACTTTCGTTGCCAACTCATCAACAAGGTCAACTTTTTCAGCAGGCACATCGATATAATGCTCTGCAAATAGGTTACGCAATCCACCAATAAAGTCTTCTACCATTTCGGTACGAAGTCCTTTTTCGATGGCTACTTCATTTTGTTTCATCCACTCTTCTACAATGTAGTCGAGATAGTCGTTAACTTTTTCTGTCAAATCTGTACGAATAGATTCAACTGCTTCTTCAAGCATAGAAGAATATTCGGTTTCGATTTCTTCTTTAATTGTATTGATTCTGTCAGTAACACGAGCCTCAAAAATTGTAGAAACTTTTGATTTAAATTCTTCAGAGATGTTTTCATCTCCAAAAATTGCATCAATGTCAGCAGACAAGTCTTCGGCAACTACTTCGCCATCAACTTCAGTTTCTTCCATTTTAGAAGATGCGGCAGATGGTTTTGTGGTTGGCGCCGTTGCTTTAGTGCCAGTAGCATTTTTAACATTGCTGTCGGCGTGCTTTTCAGGTGTATCACCACCCAAGTCTTGCACTTCGCCTTCTGGTTTTTTAGGACTGTCAGATGGTGCAGATTTCTTGCTATTAGCTAGAATTTCGGCAGCCGCTTCTAAGAGTTGATTAGCCATTTAAAATCTCCTTATGATTCTTTATTTATAAAATTAAAGTTTTCGTAAAAAATTCTCGAATAGTTGTGCGGCAACCGTTTCGATATCCTTGCGGGATGCTTTCTGAATTGCAGTTTTTGCTCTGTCAATATCGACTTCTTCAAATCGACCTTCAACAAAAACCCATTCTTTTCCTTCACGAATTCCATGTACAAAAGCGTCTGGTGCTGATGGGTCTGCTACGATATCGGCCGCTGTTGCAAGACGAAAATCATCTTGTACAATATTGATACCATCATTTCTTTTACGCAATGATCCAAGACCACGAGAAGAAACACCTATACGAGCACCTTCATCAATTAAATTTTTAACAATGTTTCCGTAAGGGGTATCCATAATTTTTGCTTTACCAATAAAATTATCACCCTCAACTTTCAGACTCTTAATCATGTGAGAAACACGCTCAAGATTGATTGTTGGAGTATCAGGATGTCCTAACTCACCATACGCACGATTTTGTTCTACATATTCTTTCACATATCTATTCACTTCATTACCAAGAATATCCATAGAATACTCTCGCAAGTTTTTGTTTGGGCGATTTGCTTGCATGAAAACGCCTTCAATATAGTACCCTTTTTTGCCGGTCTTTTCATCGGCTTCAGTCAAGTACTTTACATTCTCAACATATTCTTTAATTAGTTTCATAGTAGACCTGTATCAACTGTATAAGTAGCAACTTTTGAGAATTGCATGATAAGTGTTCCATCTGTGCCTGAATTTGTTACATAGATGTTTGATGTTGAACCATTAGCGAATGACACATCATAAACAGATAATGGTAAATCGTTTGAACCAAACAGTGAAAGTAATACTGGACCACTTGCATCATTACCACGATAGATTACCCACTTACCGTCAGTGGCAGTAATCACATGAGTTAATGATGCCGAGTTAACAGTCTCAAGTGAACTGTTAGCAGAAAGCTGTGACAAATTAATTCGAGTAGCAGTATTGCCAGTAACACGAATTACTGAACGAGTTCTCAGTGAGTTTAAAATTTCATAAGCCATTTTATTTTAGTCCTATTGCCTTACGGCGGTTCATTGACATTTTTCTTTTGAGTAGTGTTCTACGCAACTTAGCACGACCTTTGGATCTCCAAAACTTTTTCAAGTTACGAGTCTTCTTCATTCTTGATACGGCAGAGACACGAACAACTTTATTGCCAGAAATTCTGAATCCTTTGATTGCTGACTTTCTCTTATTTTTTTGAATAACAATCTTACCTTTCTTATCCCTACGAATACGGCGGCGAATCTTAATGATTCTTCCTACCTTCTGTCTGTTAGGATTAGAAGCCTCTGATAATTCTTCAAAATAATCTGACGCAATTGTTCTCTTGAGAGCAACCAATTTGCGCTCAAGCATTTCATCTAATGATGCAAAGATTTTCTCTTTGGCATCTTCAAATCTTTGTCTGATGATATCTTCAATCATTTCATTTGTCTGAATGCAAAAGATGAAGCCTTCATCATACCAGCTTTACTTTTGTTAACTAACTCTTCAAACTTTTTCTTATTGTCATCATTCAATGCTTTATGAACAGTCATAATCGCTGATGCAGTAAATCCATCAACCGTTGCACTTGAGCCGTCATCAAATTTTACTTTTTGATGT